ATCTGAAATTGTTTCAGCCAGTGTTGTACCATTAATTGTTATAGCATCTGCTTCAAGTGTACCATCTACATCTACATCACCTGAAATATCTAAGCTAGATGCTTCTATCTCCCCTGATGCTTTGAATATAACATTGTCACCACCATCAACTTCAAATATAATTTGATTATCAGTACCAAACTTTATTTGATTATCAGCATCTCTTCCAAGCACAAGTGATGTATTTAATATTGAAGTTATATTTGTTTGTGCTGCTGCTAGTGTTGCCGCACCTCCTGCCGCTAAAGTAACATCACCGCTTATATTACCAAATATTGCATCTTCAAAATTTGATGTTGTTATTTTTGCAAGATTACCTGAATCAGATGTATCTGATAGTATTACAAGATCATCTTGTGCAAAATCAGTTATAGCATTTGCAAGTGAATCACCATCAAGCTTATCCATATCTATAGCAGCACCTGATGCTATCGATGCGTTTACTACAGCATTTGCTGCTAACTCATCTGCACCTACTGCATCGTCTGCAAGCTTTGCTTGTGTTACTGAATTGTCCGCTAATACGTTAGCTGTTACTTTTGTTGTTGCCATATTAATTTGTATTATGATTTATTGCCCAATATAAATAAGTTCTTCCGCTATTATTATAATTTGATCCAAGGTTTTTTAGTTGAAAACCATTACTATTAAAATCTACATTACTGTATATGCTGGTTCCCTCGGCAGCGTTTGAATTAGGATCTAAATAAACATTTCTTGGGTTTGATGTGTCTCTTTTACTATCTAGTATTCTCCAGGAATTACCTGTTCCTTCATCCTTTACTAACAGCCAGTCAACTTGAAACCCTGTTGTAATACTTGGTCCTGATGTTGATCCATTACCAGTATAGGAACCAATCTTACTAAATCCTGAAACCGAGTGCCAACAATAAGCTACATAATCATCTCCATTATAGTTTCCAAATGTATCGCTACCCAAAGTAAAAACAGTTGATGTTGTAGCTGTATTATTAAAATACCCAGCGCCTGTTGTTTTTGCATCAGTGGTATTTAAAACTATTGCAGAATTAGGGCTTATATCTTTATGGTAAACTAACCAACCATAACCTGCTCTATCTAAGTTTTTTAATATAATTAATTCAGGGGCGGAATTTAATCCATGCCCCACGGTAGCACCCCCAGTTCCGTTTGCTGTATATTGCACGATAGAAAAACCAGCAGTGTTATTTACTTGAACTGTAGATGTTATTGATCCATTTGTATCTGAACTTGTTGTGCCACCATTACAGCCCCAACCATATGCTACAAGATCGTTACCATTACTATTTGCTTGACCACTAGAACCTACTGTAAAACCGTCAGCGTCAAATGTAAATGGCGAAAAACTGCTACTTGCATTTGTAGAATCCCAAGAAATCATATTTGCACCCCTTGATGAATCTAACACACTCCAAAAATCAGCAGCGTCCCTATCTTTTATAACAACTAAATCAGGCTTAAAACCCATTCCAGTTTTTGGTGCATTAGTTGGTCTATCTCCTGTATATAATATAGTATTAAACCCATATGTAGGAGGAGGAGGCGCAGACTCTATATGTGTAATTCTTTTATTTATACTCATAAGTTATAACATCTGCTTTTTTTGTTAAATTGTTTATTGCTGTTTCATGGTCATTATGGTTGTTTAATATAATTGTTCTTTCATCTTCTACTTCTTGTGGCACATCTATATTTCTATTTAATTTTCTAATATAATACCAATCTGTGCTTGCCATTAAACTTCTTGTATGTCCATTTAATTCTAATAATTTTATATCTTTTAATTCTTGTAAAGTTTCTTCCCAAGTTTTTGCTATAACTTGATAATGATATTTATTATCTTGTAAATATAAATCACCTTTTTCTTCAATCCTTTCGTCTATTTCCGGATCTACTACTTCATAAAAACCTTCTTCTTCTAACACTTCTACAGGTGAATTTGCAAAACCACCCATATAGTGTTTTTTACCATTCCAAGTAGATGGTAAAATGCTAAATAATTTTATTTTTCCGTTAATTTCTATTGCTCTCATATTATTATGGTGTTGAATCTGAAGCGTATGTTCCTATTGAGTACATGTAAACTGGATTAGCTGAATCATTCGTACATATTATTTGTAATAAATTATTTGAGCTGCCATCGTAATCTGTAGTACCTACTTTATTAAATGTTGCGTTTGTTTGACTAAATGTTATCGTATGGTTACCTGTTAATATTAAATCTATAACTTGACCTTGTTTTGCATTACTAAATGTAAATGTAGCGTTTCCGCTAGCAGTTGCAGTAAATGTAGTTGCTGCACTAAAATCTAATGCAAAAGATGTACCACTACCTAATGCACTTAAAACAGTATATCTGTTTTCTAATTTATCATGCGTAATATTATTATCGGCTATTTTAGCTGTAGTTACTTGGCTATCCCCAATATGTGCGGTATCAATCGAACCGTCTGTATAATGCTCTGAGTCGATTGCGTCATCTGCTATTTTAGCGCCCGTAACCGCATCGGCATTTATCTTTGCTGTAGTTACTGCGTTATCAGCTATTTCTGCTGCAACTACAGTACCATCTGCAATCTTAGCCGCTGTAATTGATCCATCTGCTAAATGAGCAGTATCAATACTACCGTCAGTATAATGTTCTGAATCAATCGCATCATCTGCAATTTTAGCACCTGTTATTGCATCTGCAGCTATCATTCCTGTTGATACACTTCCTGTATCTCCTGTACCGACTAAAGTACCTGATGCAGTTGGTAAAACTAATGCTGCTGAACTTGCTGCACTATGAGGTGCTGCTTTTAATGTTTGATAATGTGCGTTACTAACCTCACAATAAAATCTTATTTCTGCAACATTACCCGTCCCTGTTCTTACTTGAATTGAACCGTCATTTATAGTTACACCCCCTGATGAACCATTACCTCCTATAATTGCATTACCAGTAGTTGTTACTGTATCTATATAAGCATCTTTCCATCTTACTGA